GTAGTAGTTGCATTGTTTATGGGATGGGTTGGTGGATAAAGAGCAAGACATTATAAACAACCCCTCACACTACACGCAAGGTAAGATTGAGGTTATTGATTTTATCATTGACCAAAAGATGGACTATCTTACTGCATCGGCTATGAAATATCTATGTAGACATAACCACAAACACAAAGGTGAGGGGCAAATAGACGACTTAAGAAAGAGTAGGTTTTATATTGATAAATTAATAACTACTCTTATGGATGATGAGGTACAATGATTAGTAGAAGTATCCATAGAGATAAACCTAAAGAAGCAATATTCAAAACTTTAGTACAAGATTACTTCTTAGAGAATCCAACTACTAAGGAAGCCACTATCCAAATAGGTAAGACAAAAAGAACAGACGCTCAGAACAGATTGTATTGGTGTTGGGTAGAAATCATGTCAAAGGAAATTGGTTATTCTAAACAAGAAATGCATTTACTTCTTGGTGATATGTTCTTAACTAAGATTGAATTTGAAACAAAGAAAGGCAAAGTAATATCGCAGATACCCTCAACAACAGAGCTAAAAGTTAATGAGTTTATAGATTACATTTGCGAAATAGACATGTTAGCTGGTGAGCATAGTATAAAGTTACCACATAATGATGACTATAGAATAGTAACTCAGTATGACAGATGACCTAGACGCAATTCTTATACATGTTAAAGACGCATTAGAACTAGCAAGAGAGAAAGACGAACCAAGAGATATGGAAATGAGATTTATATTAGCACTAGCTGTTAATGAACTTGAAGCATACAGACAAGATGAATGGTCATCGTTTTAATATAAGTCCTGTTCCTGCCTCAAGACCTCGGGTAAGTAGGTGGTCTACATACTACCCAAAGAAGTACACTAAGTTTAAAACAGATATGGAAGCACTTACAAGTGAGTTGGATACGACTCCCTGTGAATCCTTAGTCTGTGTTTCAATAGACTTTATGGTAGAGATACCTAAGTCTTGGAGTAAGAAGAAGAAAGAGAAACATGACAACACTTACTGTAACAATAATGCTGACATAGATAATTACATTAAAGCTATTCTTGATTCTCTAAATTCTGTTTTTTTTATTGACGACAAACAAGTTGTGGAAATTTTTGCTAGAAAGATTTATAGTACAGACCCACATATATTGTACAAACAAAAGGAGATATTAAAAAATGACGAGGGTAGAATTATGTGAGGCATTGGCAATAGATTACGCAAGAAGAGCGTCAGTATTAAGTCTGAAGTTTGACGAGGCTTATAACAAATATTTAAAGAGATGTGAGATACGAAGTTACGAAAATCTATTCCAACAATTTAGTCATGGAAATTTATTAACCCTTGTTTCAAATGTACCAAAAAAACTAGCACAGCATGAGTATATTGTGTCTGCTGTAAGTGATGATGATTGTGAAGATGGTGTTTGTAAGCTGTAATAATAACTCTATACTGGTGTATAATTCTAATTTTGAATAGAGATACAACTAATGAATGAAGCTACAGAACAGATTAATCTAAAGATTAACAAGAGAGATTTAAAATTTATAGATGCAAAGGCAGAGAGATATGGAATCAGTCGCTCTTCTTTGTTAAAGATATTTGCTTTAAACGGAGAGTTATCCGTAGCAAATTTAGATAGGGATAAATTAAGACTACCAGTTACTTAGTTTTCAGGGGGAACTTTCTCACCATGAGTACATCGTGGACACTATACTGCCCCCATAGTTATGAAGGTATAGTGTAAGTTAAGACTGCGTTGATGTGGGTATGTACAATCAACAAGGCGAGGGTTTTAATATTCCCTTTTTGGCAAGTTTACCTGTACTTGTGCCAGCAAACAGGTAACTAATCGTACTTTCTAGCTCTTTTTATTCTTTCATTGTATGATGGTGCTTGGCTATCGGGTAGAAATCTATCTAGTTTATCTAAATATTCGTCATACCAACGACCCCTTAACATTCCTGGCATTATAGTTTCATCATTTTCTGAACCTTCAAACCGTTCATACCATCTAGCAAACACATCTGATTGCTCAGTCATACTACCATCATCAAATGCATTTTTAATTTTAGTTTGATTACCTGCACCTATTACATGAGGTGGATTTTTGTCATAGATGTTAGCGTAAACAAACTTAGTCTGAGCATCCATGCCATCTGTTTGGTTTGTATCTTCTAAGTAATCATAATAAGATGATAGATGTCCACCAGTAAACTGAAATAATCCATAACCTTTTTGGTCTTTAGTAGTATCTTCTATTTGTGTGAAGTCAAAAGTACCACCAGTTTCTACATCTATGTTACCTAGTAAAGCAGGGATTTCATCTTCTTCAAACCCTGCTCTAAGTAATGACGCTTCTACTTCGTCAGATTTTTTTGTCATCATAGCCATAGTACTAGCCAAACATACGCTTAATGTCAGCAGAGATACCCAAATCTTCATACTGTTCTTTATCTTCTTCTTTAATTTTGACATATTCATTTGCAGCAGCATCATAAACCATAGTAGGTTCTTTAACCCATGCTGGTTTTTCACCATACATTTCTATAGCTTTATTATATCCTTCTTCTGTTTTCCAAAAGTCATCTTTTTGATTAACACTACTTGTACCACCTTCATCTTCTGTCATTCCCATAGGGCGTTGGTCAAAGTCTAGGATTTGTGGAGCATTTCTACCTTGTGGATTATCAGTATCACCCGCACTTAAATCAGCAGATGTAGTGTCCATTCTTCTATCCTTGTCAATGTCTGAATCTTCTGGGCCTTTTTGGATTTTAATTGGGCCAAGTTTTTGACCAAAAGTACCATCATCAATTGCTTTTAGCATCTCAGCGTCCATTACATTTGATTCTTCCATTTCGCTATCAGCCATAATAGAACCATCTTCCATTTCATGGAATCCTTCTGGAACAGCTATTTGTTTTCTAGTAATCATGTTGCCTTCTGAATCTCTATTACCTTGAAGTCCACGACCACTATCAAGATTAACCGCTTCGTCTTGAATGTTAGGTTCTGGTACTGCTTTTGCAGCAGCTATATCAGCTTTAGCTTGTGCTATTTCAGCTTGTAACTCTGCCATAGTTTTGTTTAGTTCTTCTAATCTTAATTCTGGGTTCATTTTTTAACTCCTATTTAGTTGGTGTTCCATAAGTTGGAAATCCTATACTTCCAAACATTGTTTGTTTAACTACATCTTTTAATTCATAATTATCATCTGGGTCAACTACTGCTTTAACAGCTTTAGACAAAGATATAGGTGTACCTTTACTTAAAATCCATGTAGCCATTTCTTTCGGATTAGTTTTGTCCATTTGAGGCCCGATTAAAACACCATTTTTCATAGAGATGTATTGTTTATTTAATAATAATTCCATACCAACTTTAGGTAATGAAGAACTTTTGTTTAAAAATGTTTGTGCTGGATGCATTATCCAATGCATTGGCTCTGCTATTTGCTTTGAAACAACCATTGTTTCACCTGTTCCTAAAGGCAATCTACCAGTTACCCAAAAATTTTGTAAATCAAATTCTTCGTTCTCTTCTCCAAATCCCATTTCGTGCATTAAGTAAGCTACAAAAGAAGTAGTAACAACACCACGAACTAAGTAACCCATATACACATTCCATTCTGCCATTTCTTTAGAAGTTAATTTTTGACCTTTTTGTATTTTGCTTACTAAATCTTTAGTCATACCTAAACCTCTAAATCCAATTCTAAGATTTGATATTGTCCAATCTGGTGAAAATAAAAATAAGTTAGATAATTTTGCAGCAGAAGGAGTAGTCCACAAAGCAATCATATTATACAAATAACCTTTAGGATTGTCAGCATTTGCTATTGCTTTTTGTTGCCACTCTATTGCTAATTTTGCATGTCTTTGGCCACCAAAAGCATCATTAGTAAAAGATGCTGCTGCTTGTTTTGCTTCTGCATGGGTCATAGGCTTCCATGTGCCTAAATCTTTTCCACGAATCCTACTAAGTACAGGCATAATTTTTGCAATGCCACGAGGTTTTGCTTGCATCATTCTATCTTTCATAGTTAGATAAACAAACATCTTGCCTATGTCGTGAGTTTTATCCCAAGTCCATTTATCAATAAATGTTTGTGCTTTATCTAAAGGTGGAGCATATCTTTCCATTAAATTTTTAACAGTATTATAACCAGCGTCCACATATTCACTAGCTTTAACACCAACTTCTACCCCTTCCTCTGCCATTTCTTTTAACAAAGAAGCACCTACAACCTCACCAGAAGCTTCTCTTCCATGCACATTTGTTTTAAGAATAGGTTTTCCATTAGCATCTCTGCCAAAATTTTCAAATCCACCTTTAGCAACATTTCTTACTAACTCAAATCTTTTACGAGCAGCTTTACCTCTTGCACCCATAGGATTTAATGTTGCAGCTAATCCTTCGCCTATCATACCTGCGTACATTCCAGAAAATACTAAAGACTGTGCATGAAAAAAAGAAAATGAAATAGCTAGTCGTTTCATAGCGTTATTAACAACTAACAATTTATTAACTATTCCTTCTGAACCTATTTCTGGTGCATAAAAATCATCAATAGATTTTTTTATTAATGGATGTATTAATTTTCCTCTTAATGCAGGATGATTGCTTGTAACATATCCAAGTTTATTTATTGCGTAATCTTTTAAATTTTGTTTACCAGTATCAACAACTTTTACTATACGACCAAACTCTTCAGGATTTATTATTGCACTAAACATATTTCTACCATCAAGCATTGCAGTTCTTTCTAATTGAACAGTAATATTTTTTCCAGCTATAGCTTTACTCATTGACCTTGTATAAGCATCTAATATTTTAAAAACATCTGTTTCTAAATCTGGATATTTTTTAGAAAGAACTTTTATATCTTCAATTAGTTTTCTTGGATTAGTGTAAGTTGAATTTGAATTTAAGTTTGAACGATTTTTTTGATTTTGTAATTGCTTAACAAAATTAGCAATATCTCCATCTGCTAATTTTTTGTGTCTAAAAATATGAGTAACATAATCATTTATAAATTGTCCATCACCAAAAACGCCTACTTCTTTAGCAACTTTTTCAAAATTTTTCATTAATTCTCTGTAAGCATCTAAAGCATTTATTGCTTCTGTTGATAATTTGTTTCTACCTTTTAATCCAAAATCTCTTCCATCTATTATTTTACTTTTTTTACTAAAATTTTCAATATACGTTAAAAAATCTAAAGAACTTAATTCTGGATGTTTTCCTTTTAAAACTCTGTGTAATACTGCAACAGTTTTTCCAGACTCCATCTGCAAAGTTTTCATTACTCCTTCGCTTTGGTTTATTACTTGATACATTCGTAATTTAATTTTAGCTTTACTTACATTAAGAGGTTTTATTCCTTTACGAATTATTAATCCACCTGCAAGACCAAGCAATCCACCTAATGTTTTATCTTCTTCAGCTACAATAAGTCCAATACCACCGCCAATAGCCCCAGCTTTTAGATATTGTTTGCTGCTTACATTTCCTAACTTATCTAAACTTTCTTTAAATACATGAGAAAAATCTTTTGAAGTTTTAACTACTTCATTGTTATCAAATATTGTTTCGCCTAATTCTTTCTCTCTTCTTGTTCCCCATTTATTTCCTTTAGATGGAGTTCTTTCATTATTTTTTTTAAAAAATTCTGAGTTTCTTGTTTCTAATATTTTTGCTTGTTCTTTTACAGAAATTGCAGAAGCCTCTTCATCAGTATAAGTACGCTTACCTTTTTTATTTTTTAATTGTAATTTTTTTTGCCGAGCTAATGCATCTTTTTCTGTCTTTGCAATTACTTTTTTTGCAGCTTGTTTAGGTGACAAACCTTCTAATACATAAGTTTCAAATAAAACGTTTGAAGGAGTATCTAATAATTCCATTTCATAATTTACTAATTGTATCATTCTGTTTTGCCAATAAGTAGCTTTTGCTTTATTAGTTAAACCTTTTGGTAATTTAGCGTCTTTTGGACGATTTGGATTTACAAACTCTGGGTTTAAATTACTTGCATTAGGGTCTATAGTTTCACCAGTAGCATCTATTTTAGGTACATCGGGTGCATCAGCAGGCGGTTCATATTTTCCAGTTACTTTGTTATATATAAACCCTTTGTTTACAGCTTTGATGTCAGCTAATTTTTGTTGCCAACCTTTTTCCCAACTTAACACGCCTTCACCAGCTATACCTTCTGATTTTTGCCATTTAAGATTTGGGTCTTTTAATGAATATTTTAATTGTTGAATATTTTTTGCTGCATTTGCAGAAGTTTGTTTATTTAAAAACCAACTTTGTGCTCCTGTATTTTTACTTAAACCACCAAAAGCAGAACCTAGTAAAGTTCCTAAAGCAATTCCTCTTTCTAAATTTTCTGCGTTAATATGACCTTTAAATGTTAAATCATGTAATGCTTCATACGTACCACCATATACTCCACCTTCAACACCACGACCAATAAGTGCTCTACTTCTTTGACTTTGTATTCCTTTTGATAATGATTGTACAAATTTAGGTTTTACTTTTAAAGCCATTGTTGCAAGTTGTGTTGCTCTAGCTGTTAGCTGTCCTGCCATAGCAGGTATTCTTAACAAACCTAACAACAATAATTCTGGGTCTTTAACAACCATACCAAAAACTGAACCTGCCATATAAGATGGATTGTCTATAGCTAGTTTGCCCATTTGACTTAAACCACCTAAGACACCTAAATCTTCCTCAGTATATCCATATTTTTGTTGCACATCAGATATATCTCCATCTTCATTATCATAAGCTGTGTACATATCTGTTTTAAAATTTTCCATTGCACTTAAATTAGCTTCTCTATCTGCTTTTTCTTGGTTATTTAATTCTCTTAAATTTGATATTTGTTTATGATATTCTTCTAAAGCCATTGAGTCTGTAAAACCTACCATCCCACCCCATTCTTCTATTTCTTGTTTCATCCAAGCATCTTTATTTTCATCATCTGTACGATTAAGTTTTGCCCATCCTTCGTATGCTATAGATTGCACATCATCAAGACCTTGTTTAAAACCACCAAGCTTTTTATATTGAGGTGCTATAGTTCTATAGTAATCAAAAGTTGCATCACTTTCTTCTTTGCTTTTTTGAGAAGAAATAGCAACAAAACCTATTCCATCAATATATGTACTAGCCATATTTAAGCGAACACATCCAACATATCACTATTATTAGCACCACTCATAGCATCGTTTATAGCTATTTCACCACCAGTAGCATTAGTTGTTTTTTTAAATGATTGGTCGTTTAATTTTTTTTCTAATAATTGTAATTCTATTTTTTGTTCTTTTGACATTGATGCTCCAAAGTTTTTTAACATTATTATTCTAGATTCAAGTTGGGCAGATGGTATATTTTGAACTTTTATTTTAATTGCTTCTAAAGTTGGGTCGCCTTCTGCTATTACATTATCATCTACTATTATAACACCAGTATCAGTCTGAGCACCCTCAACACTTGTCATTGCACCACGCATATATGTAGCCATTTCTGAATTACCATGTGCATCTAACCATGTTAAAAAATCTTCAGTCATTCCTGCATCATCTCCTCTTAAAGTAGCTAATTCATTTTTTGTACTACCATCATATTTTTTAGAATTTGACCATTGAGTAAACAAGCCAGCCAAATCATCTTCATACGCTTTTCTTTCTGCTTTATATTGAGAGTAAGTTCCATGAATTTTTTTATCAAATTTTCCTGCAAGTTCTGGTGCGTGAATTGTTAAATATTTATTTAAAAAACCAGTTGATAATACTTGCGAAGATAAAGCACTACCTAAATTTTTATACATATCAGCAGTTGGTTGCGTAGCTTTAGTTGTTGCTAAAGTATTAGCTGCTGCTGCTGCTTTCATTTCTGTAATTATTTCTCTTACTTTAAATGCTTCATCATTAAATCCTCTTGCTGATAAATCCATTGCTAAAGCCTCTAATTCTTCTGGAGTTTTAGGGTCTGGATGTGCTAACATTAACTCATCAAGAACACCTTGTTTTTTCATTCTTGGGTCGTTGTCTGGACTTCCAAGACCACTCATGTATCCCATCATTCCTTCAGCAGCAGCCATACCAGCGTATTTTTGTTGACTCATCTGCCCCATTTTAAAACCAAAATCAGAAATACCTTGATTAACTTCAGACCTTGTATCGTATTTATTACCAAACATACCAGCCATATTAACTCCTTAAATACTTTTTGGTAAGTTCTCTTACCATAATTTTATAATCACTAAGTGCTTTAGGATTATCTTTATCTTCTACAATCATCTTGTATATAGGTTTCAAGTAAGAATCCCAAATTTCTTTATACAAAGATTTAGAATTTTCTTTCTTATCTATTTCTTCAACAATCTTAGGTGCTGTTACTCTGTATCTACCAAAAGAAGCAACAAAAGTTGGATGAGTAACACCCATGTAATCTCTCCAATCTTCAAATACTTGTAATCCTTCTTCACCTAATGCATCTGTAGCTGCTGTAGCAATGTATGAGCCACCTAGTAAACCACCTAAACCGCCTCCACCGCCACTACCCATAGCATCCCAAAGTCCTTTTTGTTTAGAACCTGCTTGTATGCCCATTAAATTTGCAATG